CAGTGTTCCACTTAACGGGAACGGAGTAGCAGTCTCTTGTAATCCAATCAATGTGATAGCCGACCTCATTCCCTGTATCGCCTGTCCTGCGGTAAGTATTGATTCCTGCGACCTCGGCTTTGTGAACCTGTGCCGGAGTACCACCACCTTCTGCGATATTGATGGGGATGTAATCAGCAACATGAATACCACGTAAATTGTGACTATTCAAGCGAGCTTGAATCCATGCCCATTCGTCCGAATAATTGGCAATTTCAGATGCGAATACAACTGTTAAATCACGTCCTTCGTAAATATGGTCTGATGCGTGCCATGATGTGTCTATGGAGTTTTCTAACTGTGTACTTGTAGGAAGGGCATCAAGTTTCGATACCTTGGCGGATGTGATGCCACTATTAACGGCGTCCACCTGTGATGTGGACAGTTTGTCCTGCTTTTCTGTGGACAGTCGGTGCATTTCGGTGTCTATAATCTCGGAGTTATAGTTAAAATCATCAACATTGTAAAATTCTGTTTGCAACGGCTCTTTCAAGCCGTAATTGGAAGTTGTATTCAATCAAGGACCTCCTCTCTTAGTTGCTGGTGCGTATATGCTGACAACTTGGCATGTGTATAATTCCGTAAAAAACCATATACATTATACATCAAGTCTGTATCACATGACATATTTGCTGGGATAATACGGTCTGCAAGGTCTTTTACGTCATTAAGCATATTTTTAGACGTTAGCATGACCTTGATTGTGACAACATGGTCTGCCACGTTCCTAGTAAGAGTATAGCCGCCCTCTCCGCAGATAGCTGTAAGCATATTTTGAAATGCTTTCCAGGTAAAAGGACGCTGTTCCGCAATCCTAACGGCTATATTGTTACGCCTGTCGTCTAACGTGTACGTGTCACTATTTTTAAGCCCTAGCATCTTTTCCCAGCGTGCGCATCCGTATTCATCCAATGACTCTATGAAGTTATTGCCCCATACGGAATCTACCGCAGTCCACAGCTTTTCGGCTTGGTCTTGCTCAATACCTGCAAGGACTTTGATTTCCTTGTAATTCTGTAGCCACTCTGGATAATATTCGATAAGCTGTCTATCCATTATATACACCCCCCACTGGCACTTTATCGCCTGCAACTGTGTAATTTGCGCCGCTGGCACCGCTGTTAATGCTTACGGATGAAACATTGTCCACCGCCTCGAAATCAAGCAAGATTGACTCAATTCGCCCAACTCTGACGATAAGGCTTTCGCTATTCTCCCAAGCCTTGCGTAACTCTAACAGATATTCCTCAAAAGCTGTTGCGAACCTGTCGGAAATGTCCGCCCAAGAATAGCCTTGCACGTATGCGATCGTGAGGGTTACATTGATAGGAATTTCCGCTACTGTGTCAACTGTTACAATGTGGTCAATCGGTGCAATACCTACACCGCCGCCGTCCTGCGTCGGGTCGAATGCCTGTTGGATTTTTGCAACAACGCTCGAACTAGCCGCCTTATAGTCAGCGCCTAAAATCTTAAGCTTAACAGTACCGCCGCCGTTCCATACAGGGTAGACCTTGCAGCCGTAAACATTCTCGAATTCGTCAGCTTTTTGCCTGTATTCGGCTTTATTACCGCCAAAAGCCACGTTGACAAAACTATCAAAATAACGCTTTCGCAGGCTCTCTTCGTCCTCGTCGTCAGTTCCGGCGGTTATGATCTCGGTTGCGGTTACGCTTTCCAGTCCCTCGATATCGTTAACAGGGATAACATCATTTGTTAGGTCGTTACCAGCTTCGCCGATTTCGTTACATGTGATTGCATAAAATCCGTTCGTGATGTTTTCCGATACGGTATAAATCAAGTCGCCTATTGTAAATTCGTTTCCAATCTCGACCGTAACATTCGCAGGCGTACACTCGATTTTGATAACTGCAGCTGTACCCTCTCGGACAAACACGCCACGTTCTGCCGCCCTCTTAACCAGATAATAGTAACTGGCTGTATCTGCAAAGCATTCATCCAGAACTAACCCAAGGTCAGAGTAAACCTGCTCATTCTCCAAAGCCATGGGCGCTATAGCGTCATGAATAACTGACCCTTCCCTTGTGTCCGTGTCGTCACTGACCTGTGACAACATATCATCCATCAAGGATTCAAAGGTATTTTCTTCAAACATCTATTTCAACTCCTTCCAGATTGACCGTGCCGTCATCGGTCGTTCCTACTGCAATATCAAGGATAAGCTTGCCGTCCTTGAATTCCTCATTGGTAAAGGTGACGCTTTCAAAGCGGTCGTCATTAAGGATTGCCTGCTCTATCCTATGTTCTGCCATTGACTCGGCGTATGCTCTAGGCTGTCCGATAAGGTCAGCAAGCATTGTTCCGTAGTCGTTGCCATATATAGGATAGGCTTCCGATTCGGTCATAATGATTTTGAAAGCAGCCTGCTGCAAAGCGTCCATTCCGTCAATAAAACGGTCAACGGCTTTCACCTCTTGGTTAAGCTTATAAGTCTTGGAGGGGATGACAACCTCTTCCAAGTCCTCATTGGTTTCGTCCTCCATATCGAACGTGTCATTGTTTGGAATCATATTAAACCACCACCCTGTCTATTACATAATAGGTCTGACCGCCGTTTTCCATTCCCAGCAAGACCTTTTCGCCTTTCTTAAGTCCATTTTTAACTGTGATATCCTTTGTCGTGCCATCCAACACTATTTTCTGCGTATGATCTGTTACATTTTGGCACACGATAAGAAAATCCTCGTCAAGCTCAATCTTCTGTGAAATCTTAATCTTAAGCGGATTCGTTTTCGTAACTGTACCGATTAGGAAGTCGCAGAGGTCTGCGGACTCCCTTTCCTCTCTTGCTATGCGCTTTAATACCTGTAAAAAGCTTGCGTTCTCACTCTGTGGCATCAAATACACCTCCGCTTAGGTCAATATCCATGGTATGAACACCGTTTTCGAACCGATGCTTTACCTGGTCAACAATTAGATAGCTTGAAACCTTGGTATCATACAAGGTCATAATAACAGGAAGTAAACAGCCAGCTTTTACTCGATAATCACCAAGTGCCCCAGAAATTGACAGCGTCCGTGTTTCTCGATTGTAAAGCTGCAACAAGGTTTTCGCCTTAAGTTTTGCGGTCTTGGGGCTGTCGGTTTTCTCAAAATACTGCAACGTCCCCCATTTATTGATTGACTTGGAACTCTTGGCTATGTAAGTGTCCAGCGTTCCCTTATCCTTGTTCTCGTACGCAAGCTTGATCTGGTTATAAGTCTGCGAGTCGATGCTATTAGAATAGTTATAGCTTTGACCTGTTTCCTTATCAATCAGAATATTGACCTTCCAAGGTTCTCTAAGTCTTAATTTACCATATTCATCGTAAAGAATATAGGTCTTGCCTGTCATAGCAACGGTTTCCAGCAAGGCGTTTTCAATCATATCGAAATAGGTCTTGTTGTCTTCCTTGCGTGTAAGCTGTCGATTTGTATCTGCAAGTTTGCCAACTTTAAGACCTGCGGACTTTGCAACGCTCCGAATCAGCTTTGTGGCTGTGGTCTTTTTATAAATTTTCGTGTCCTTATTCTTAAGATATCGCAACTGGTCGTATACAGTCACCTCTAACGTACCATCCTGCGACGGCTTAAGCCTAAAAACAAAGCCATAAAAAAACGGCTTTCCATTAACAAGCAGGCTCACGCTGTCACCGTTGTGGATTTTGTGCTTTGTGTCAATAATGGTTGTGAACTGCAATACTCCCGGAGTGCCTTTTCTTTTCCAGGTAACAGTCATACCATCTTGTGAAACAATGTTCCACTTTTTCTTATTGTGCGTAAAAAATAACGTGATTTTAAGTGCCGCCGTAGTTTTGACAGATGCAATCTGGTAAGTGCTCTTTACTGGCTTGGTGGCTTTTTTGCTCCGCTCCAAGACACCTCTTAGCGCCTTTAGTTCCTCTTCGGCGCTCTTTTTCTTGGCGTTATCAGCTGTACCACTAGGCTTGTAAGAATTCGTGATGTAATCGTGAACCTTACCATATCCTGTGATTGTTGCATAGGACAAGGCATAGCTTTTCCTGCGGACTGCGTCGGAACTATTTCCCTCGATTGTATAGACGGTATTGCCTACGACCTTTTCCACAATGCCGACGTGACTAGCTCCGGCAGACTTAAAATATATCAAGTCGTTACGCTGGGGCGTGTACTTGCCTTTTTCTCCGAACCGCTTCTTATTTCTGTACCAAGTCATTCCATAGGATGTGCTGGCGGTCTTAGGGACTATATTAGTCCCTATCCCTGCCTGCTTGGCGCACCATGACACAAAAGCATGACACCAAGCCAGTCCGTTAGTGCCTGTATACACACCATACTTCGTCTTGTTGCCTGCCCCTTCCCTATATCCGACCTCTTTAGACGCAACGTCTATCAAATCGCCTTTACTTGCCATGATCTCACCACCTTTACTTCTTATTCTGCGGAATTGTCAGCTTAACACCCTTTGGGTATGTCATAGCCGTATACGCCCTAGCGTTTGGGAGCTTTTGCGTTGCGTTCAAAGGATATACCGTCTTTTTAGGGTTAAGCTTTTTTAAGTAGGCGGCTACAACATCCATTTGCTTTTTCGTCTTTTTGTTGACTTCAAAAATCGCCTTGGCGTTGTTTTTTGTGTACTTGCCATATACCTTCTTAGCGATCAAGTGTAGATTGTCGCCTTTCTTGGTCGTGTAGCTGGTCACAATCTTCTTTTTTGCGGTTGATAGCTTGATCTTGGTATACGTGACCTTTGCCGCCTTTTTCTTGACCTTAACGGCTGTAGTGCCATAATTCTTCCACGTTTTAAGGTTAATGGAAACAATTACGTCCGTACCCTCTCCGGCATCTTCTTTGATGTCGTATCCCTCCAAGGTTACATCGACAACCGTATCGAATAGGCGGTCGCCGTTCGGCTTCGTCCTTATAATGGACAAAGCCAAAGGCTTCTTTTTCTTAATCAAAAGCGCCAGCTTGTCAAGAAAATACTTAGCCGCCGTATACTTGCCGCCCTGGTATTGTGCGAAAGGGTACTTGTTGTTCGGTAGCATTACGTCGAAGCTGATATCCTGCAACTTTAGTCCCTTGATCTGGTTAACCTCAGCTTCATTGATAAGAGTTATAGTCTTGTTGCTACCCTTGACCTTGATATCAATTTTCTCCGGCGCAACAGGAAAAAGCATCTTGAACGTGTTATATGTCAACCACACTTGATACATTTGTTACATCACCCCTTCCGCACTTGCCAGCATTTCTTCTTGTACCCTGTCTTTAAGTTTGGTTACAATGCCGTCAATATCCTGCTCGCTGTCAATTCGGTTATTATTGGTCATATCAACCTTTATTTGTGTGCTGGTGTATCGGTTGATTGACTTCTGCGCCGCGTAGTCTCTGATATACTTAAGGTTTTCGCTTGTTACGTCCAGAGCGTCCGCCGCCCTTGCCGTGTTTTTGGCTGTGTCCTTAGTATTCTTAGCTGTGTTAGCGGCGTTCTGGTTGTATCCTGCCGCTCCGGCTGTTCCTGCGCTGTCCTGTGCTTTCTTAGCCGCGTTATAGGAACCCTTAAGGCTATTAACTGCGCTGTTAAGTTTCTCCATGCCCTTGTCGCCAAGGTCACGCCCAGCTTTCCAAGCCTTGCCGTACTCAATCCGCTGAACATGCAAGTCGGTAGAATTGATTTTTTTCATAATCTCTTTATTCTTGCCGTACTTAGCATCCACTTTCGCTTGAATATTGTCACTAAATGATTCCAGCTTATTGGCGTAATTTGTACCCAGTACCGCATCAATGACGCTTGCCGCCTGCTTTACAACGCCAATAATTGTCGTGAATACGCCAATAAATAGGTTGGCAACCGCACGAACAGGGTTATCAAATACATTACCGATAAAATTAGCAAATACGCCAATGAGGTTATATAAGTTCACACCCCAGTCAATAATAGCGTTAATCAATCCAATGACCAGATTAGCTATAAATGCACCAGCTACCGCCAAAGCTCCAACAATGATGCCAAGACCGCTCTTAGCCGCTCCAGTAGTCTTTGCAATGGCGTTACAAGCAACAAACAAAATCACAATAACCGCCAGTATAGCAGCTATAATCCATGTAATAGGGCAAGCCGCTAACGCCGTATTAAGTCCATATTGCGCCGCCGTTGCCGCAAAGGTAGCACCAGTTTCCATTGCAGTTGCCGCCGCCTTTGTTGCTTTGATCCCAGCACTAATCGCATTGACGGTGTTCACAATTCCTTCAATGATTAAATAAGCGCCTAACGCACCCACAACGCCCCAGACAATAGGTTCAAGAACGCTCCAATTATCAGCAACAAAACCGCCAATTCCTGCGGCAACGTCAAGCACATTGCCTAGTACGCCAGCCGTAACCTGCATGGCGTTTGTGAAGCCATTAGCAAAGCTCTGCATCCTTG